GCAAGAATACCAATAACAAACTCTTCATTGAACAGCGCAGACCAAAGCATATAACCAACAGTCGTGGTTGTCTTACCAACCTGTCGTGGCATCTTTGCAATGACAAAACGATTGTTGTGAAATTGTGTGACCATATCTTCTTGAAATGGCCACATTTCAAAAGGAACAAGACCTTTATCTACGTTGACAATCTTGACGTAGGTGCGAATGAAATACACCGGATCTTCGGTGCATTTTACAATCTCTTTTAGTTGTTCTTCGGTATAGGATATTTCAACACCGACTCTTTTAAGTCGGGCATTACCAAGGTATCCGTCATCCATAATTTAACGTGTGAAACTCTTCAGCATCCAACCATGTTTCTGATGAGCATCAAGAATATCTTGTAAAAAATTACCTACCGCAGGTTCGTCAGCGGCGTCAGCAAGTGCAATACCTGTACGCAGTTCCACGATGTACTTGTCATTGTCTTGAGCAAGTTCAGACATCATGATAAGTGGTGAAGGAATAGCAACGATGTCTTGCACCTTTGATAGTTCCAACATTCTTGCCAGTGTTGTTGGAGCATAAGAATTTAACGCACGAATATGTTCTGCGATTGGATCAGTTTGATCAAACACTGCCTCATAGAATTTACCAAGAAAACGATGATACTGTGCAAAGTCTGGGCCCTCTACATTCCAATGAAAAGTGTGTGCTTTGAAATACAAACCAAAGTTTGTACCTAAAATAACCTTCATCTGTTCGATTAGTTGTTCCATAATTTTATTTATTTCCTTTAATCATTTTAAGTAATTCGTTAGTGGAGCCAACAAAGACTGCTTTATCTATGTTGACTCCCTTTGTTGACTCAGACTGGGGTGCAAGTTCTCTTTTTCGCTTCTGAAGTTCCAACAAATCTTTATTCATCTCAGCCAAATTCTTCATCATTGTGGCTAAGACTTCGTATGCTCTTGGTGACTCTGATTGATTTGCAACTGATGCCAGTTCTGTCATTGCTCTGTTGCCATTATTAATTAGTTCACGCATATTTGTACGAGCAAATTCAGCATCAGCGTCAATTTGATTGTTGTTGTCATTTACGACAGCAGGTAATGTTTCTATAGTTTTTTCTTCAATCGGTTCAACATCGAAGATTTCGGATAAGTTTTTATTTAATTTTTTCATAATGTATCAGGCCATTCTTTAATTGTTTCAATGAATCCAAAGTCCGAAGGTGGCGCAGCATTTGTAGGAGTAGGTTCAGTGATTATTGCAACTGCATTAATTGAATTGATGTCTGATGTTGAGACATTATATCTTGCGCCAGAATAATCACCCGTAAGAGTATAACCAGTTTCAATATACTTATTACCGCCAGTAATAACTAACGCTCCTAATGATGTGTTGCTGAAGTATTCTACCGTGCCAAAGAAACCATTTGCAGAATCACGAATCGTTTCACCAGTGGTAAATACATTATTACCATTTGCGTAATCGACGTAAACTTTTTGTACCAGTTTTGATGTTAAATCGATATTCAGATTCGAATTTGCAGTATGAATAATTTTGCCAGATTTGACAGGTGGCCAGATGAAACTCTTAGCCGTAAACGTCAAATCCCACATAATAATTCTTGTTGTACCATCACCCATACCACCTTCATACTCAACTGTAGATGCTACCGAGTTCAATATAATAGGCACAGTATATTTCTGACCCATCGATGGAATAAAATCTACGACGACACTGAAATCTGGTGTGAAGAATGGTAAAATTTGTTCGAGTATCTGTGTGCCGTCTTCTGTGTTGCGAACATAAATCGACAGACTAAATTCAAAATTATAAGGCACAGGAAGAAACTGTGTTGCAACACCTGTATTTGTCGCAGCAGAAAAATTTTGTAGTGTTGAAATTTGTTTACGGCTCACATCATACTCAAGACTGTCAAGATTGAATGACATTCTTGGTATAACAGAATTAATTGACTTCACTAAATTTGGATCGGACGTAATCTGTGTCAGATATCTTTCTTTTGGTCCATATGATAGTGGTACCTTAAGTTTTTCTTTTGGATTACCTGACTGTGTATAACGAACAATCTCAAGATCATTAAACAACGTGCCAAACACAACAACCATCTTACGAATGGTGCGGTGATAAAACTGAGCGTTACCTAACATTACGGTTCTCCAAACGGATTAACTTCCGTAAAGTCGATGATGCCATCACTGGCTGCTTCAATACGTGCATTGTCGATAATGTCTTCAAACGCTGTGTTCTGAACTGGCGCATCCGTTGCAAGCGTTACTGTCCACTGTGCGCTGCTTGTGTTACCGTGTACATTAGCTGATGATGTAAAATCACCCTGCATACGATACACATCGATGTATGCATTCGGCTGAAAATCATAAACCAATGCTTGTGCTGTGGCTGAAGAAAGATTTGAACCTTGATAAACAATCTCATCATTAACGAATCTGCCTGAACCTGATCCTAATGATATACGAAGTTTTGGATAGTAATTACGAATGTTACCATCAATCTCATCAATTCCAGTTTCGATAACCTCATTTGAGAAATAAAATTGTTTCATTTTTAAAGCATACACATACACATTACCACCACGACCACGGCCTAATGTGTAGAACATTGCTTGATCGTTCTCTGATTCTACGCTGGTAATCTCAAAAAAACTTGTGGTCATTGGTATGTAAATCAAATCACCTTCAAGTGGTCGTGTCAGACCATTGACCGCATATCTAAATCTCAATCTAGATACAAGCAACGTTGCTTCGTCACGAATCTCTAAACCAAACTTAGATATAAAGTCTTGCTCACCATCAAATCCAGTTACATTTTCTAGGTACATTTCAATCGGGTGTGCAGTACGATATTCTTTTAGAACATCTTCACCGAACAGATAGTCTACTTGATCACGTGTTGTACGTGGTAGATAATAAACATCCAAGCCATAAATCTTGAGTGCTTCAATAACAAGATTTTCAACCAATAGTTGTTCTGGAGTGATAACATTACCACCTCCTAATCTACTAGGAAAATTATTGAAGTAAAAGTTTGTAGTCATTAGCCAGTAAAGATTTCTGACGGCAGTGAACCCATCATATAAATCTGTTCTTCCATATCTTTAATTTCTTCCGATGCTTCATCGTAAATCTTTTGACCGTTCAATGTGACTCCACCCGGCATTTGAATACCTTCAAATTTTTTCATATTATTGCCCCACTGCTGTTTAATTTTTGCTGTGGCTAGTTGTTTTAGAAAACGGTCATTCCAAATATCCGTAGTGCCTTCAATTTGTATAGCAGAGTTATCGTGGGTTAATGTTGGCGGTCCGATCAACGTCAGACTTGTAGGCGACTCAATGTTACCAACTTGTTTTGATTCTCCACCAATAGAAATGAAGTCAAACGGTACAATTTCTTGATCAAACTTTGTACCATAACCCACAATTGTATTCGATGAAGGCGAACCACTCACTGTGCCCGTCAATACGACCGTTTCTGGTTGAATTGCACGATAGCATTCAACAACAATCCACTCACCAGGTTCAACATCTCTTGTCCAATCGATGTCTAAGAACACTTTGTTTTGGTGACGGTTGAAACGAAACTGTGGTGTACCAGAGAAAAGTAAATTCAGTGTACGTAGATGCTGCATCGTGATTTCATATGACACATACGATACCGACGTAAAGTCATAGAGATCGTGCAGACGCAACTGATAACGCAAGTCAAACATGTTGATCGACGCATTCGATTGATCAAATGGGAAAATGCCTGTGACAAATTGCACCGCATCTGGACAATAAATCCACTTACGATTAATGTCTTCCTGCGTAATCTGATGTTTCATGAACAGTTTTTCTGTTCCATCATAATGATAATCACGCCAAAAACCGAGTGCATCATCAATGCGATCATCAACTTGATCATCATCAACGTTAATTTCAATGACTGGCCAACCTAATCTACGCAGGCAGTAATCTTTGAATTGTTGTCGTGTTCTTATAGTTGCCATAATTGTTTATTTATTTTATGTCCATTTGAGAATAACAACACCTGAGCCACCAGAAAAACTACCGCCACCGCCGCCACCACCGGTGGCAGTATTTCCAGAACTTCCAGTAAATGGTGCAAAACCCGATCCATTACCACCTCCACCAATACCACCTCGTTCTATACCATCATTGCCACCACTGCCACCACCGCCACCGGCGTATGCTACAATTACTCCAGTAATTGTGGAATTTGCTCCTGCACCACCTATACCACCTCTTGCTGGAAATCCATCGCCTGAACCATTTCCACCTGCCGCTCCTGCACCACCGCCGCCGCCACCCCTAACGGCAGAGGGTGCACCTAATCCTGTTCCACCACTATTGCCTTGACCGGGAGTTCCTGGACCACCAGCAAAACTAGTACCAGGATTAATACCACCGCCACCACCTCCCGAACCACCAGAACATCCCGGACCAAAACCTGGCGGTATAGATGCGGGTGTTGCTGTACCAAATCCACCGCCACCGCCACCAGTAGACCATACAGCAGGGAATGGTGAAGTACCGTAAATTCCAGAGTTTGAACCATTTGATCCTCTAGCAGAAGGAGCGGCACCAGCACCACCACTACCAACAACGACAGTAAGAGAACTGCCGGGCGTTACTGTTATTGCTGGGCTTGCTAAAAATCCTCCAGCACCGCCACCACCACCAGAACCTCCACCACCACCAGCAACAACTAGATATTCAATTGATGACACACCTGTTGGTACATTCCATGTGGCTGTGTTAGAAAAGACCGCTATGTTATTTTGAACCGCAGAAATTCTGATGACAACTAAACCAGAACCTCCGGCACCAGCAGTAAAATTTCCGTATGAAGGAGTGGCGGCGCCACCGCCACCGCCACCGCCAGTTGAAGTATTACCACTTCCTGCATTAAAACCTCCTGCGCCACTAGGAGCAAAACCTTTACCTCCATTACCAGCACCGAAAGGTGTGCCTGTTATGGCCCCATTAGCACCATAAGAAGCGTACCCTCCACCACCAAAAGCAGGAGTTCTTGGATTAACATCTGTGCTTCCACCGCCACCTCCAGCGTATGCTGTATTTGAACCTGTAATAGTAGAAAATATTCCTATACCACCATTACCCGCATTACTTACAGTGGCACTTGCTCCTACACCAGCAGCTCCGCCACCACCTCCACCATTTGTATAAGATGTTGCATCAGTATTTCCTGCTCCACCATTAAATCCTTGACCAGGAGTTCCAGAACCTCCACTACCATTACTGCCACCGCCGCCACCACCTGAAGATCCGGAAATTCCAGCAATATCTGAAGTAGCACCGCCACCGCCACCACCTAGTGCTGTGAAAATTGCGGCATTTGCTGTGTTACCAGCAGAGAAAACTGAGTTTGTGCCACTAGAACCTCTTGTTGTGCCCGAAGCACCACCTGAACCACCCGCACCAACTCGAACTGTGTAAAGTTGATTTGGTCCTACTGGATAACCTGTGCCTTGTAATACACCACCAGCACCACCGCCTCCATAATTACCACCACCTCCTCCACCTCCACCAACAATTAGATAATCAATGGATGTTACACCATCAGGTATTTTGAATTGACTTGTGTTCGCAAAAACAAAAACTTGATTTTGTGTATTAGCAAATGTCCAACGAAGCATGGCAATACCAGAACCACCTGCGCCACCATAGTAACCAGACGAAGAGCCCTGTCCACCACCGCCGCCACCTCTATTAGAGTCTGCGTTATTTCCACCCGGTGCGGGGAATGGTCCAGGATTTCCTGCATTACCGGCACCAAACGGAGTGCCTGATGTTGGTGCAGGTGCAGCACCTCCTGTTCCGGATGTAGACCAAGCACCACCTCCGCCGCCACCAGCATATGCTACATTTACACCGGAAAATGATGAAAAAATTCCTATACCACCAATACCAGGAACACCGGCGGCACCAGCACCACCACCGCCGCCATTGCCATTTGGTCCATTGTTTCCGCCGTTGTTGCCTTGACCTACAACTCCTAATCCTCCGGGATAAACTGGCTCAGAATGACCACCGCCACCAGAACCACCGTTACCATACGGAGCGCCTGGAGATGAACGTGCTTTGCCTCCACCACCGCCTTGAGCATTTAAAAGAAATGTTGTTGGCGCTGTTGTTGAAGCAAAAGTTGTGTTGGAACCTGTTCCGCCACCTACTCTAGAGCCATCGGCGCCACCACCAGCACCAATTGTAACTGTGTATGTTTGACCTGGATTGATTGTTAAACCAACGCCCTGTAAGACGCCTCCAGCTCCACCACCCGCACCGACATCAGCACCTCCACCTCCTCCTCCGGCAATAAAAAAGTAATCCACTGAAGTTACACCAGAAGGTGGAGTCCAAGTGTCTGTTGTTGTAAAAATTTGAACGCCCGTAAAAGCAGGCAAAGCGGGTGTTGCACCACCACCGCCTGTTCCAATGCCGGGAGCAGTGAAGCGTCTTAAACTAAATCTGCTATTCGTGTACTTACGAATCGGCATTAATACATCTCCGTACCAAATGCACTAAAAGAAACTAATGCCGTATTCGCATTCACAGACAATTGCGCTGAAGCATTTAGTGTTACACCCAAACTTAATGAAATTGAATCGTTACCTGGAATAGCCACACGCCATGCTAGATAGTTTGCATTTGCAGTTGCTACGCCAGAAATGTTTGCAGCAATACTAAATGCAGCAGGATTGGTATCAAGGTTAGCGATGTTAATAGATGAAATGACGGCAGAATTACCAGCAGGCACTTGATATAATCGTGTAAGTGTATTTCCTGTTGGATTGACCTGTCCTAAAATGGTATAATTTCTTGGCATTATTTTTCCTTATGAACCTAATCCTAATAAAAAGTAATCTTCAAAGGCATTAGGTTCTGATAACTTAGCATTTGTAACAGAGCCATTTGCAATAGAGTTTGATGTAACGGCATTATTTGCAATCAAATTACCTGTAACCGCACGAATTTGTATTATTCCA